ATACAGACACCGAGACGTTCATCGGGCAAGTCAGGTGGTTCAAGCCACTGAACCCGACGATCAATGTCGCATCTCTTACGGACGCGACAGATGGTGATACGACCGACTATACGTCGGACTTCCTGCGGTACATCAAAACCGTACGGACGCACGGCGCAGACAAGGTCAACATGCAGCAGGTCGTGACACAGCAGGATGGGCTCGCCAAGATCGGTCGAGATTTTGGTGAGACCAGGGCTCAGGATGAGCACAACTCTCTTCTTGCCATCCTTAAGGGTGTGGCAATCTCGGAACTTCTCTTGGGTGCCGGTGCGGCATCCGGTGAAGCAGGCCTCGGTGGACAGACCTTTGACAATGATCCAACGGATCGTCACTACGGGTTCTATGTGGACCTGGGTGCACAGGGTCTCATCACAAAGGCTGGTTACGAGGGAGATGGTACTACCACCAATCCAGCATATGCTGGTGCACAGCGAGCTGAGGGTATCCTCAATGCCTTCGGTATGGCCTGGAAGGACTATGAGCCCGACTATGCCTACTTGGCTGCCTCTCCTGCTGTGATTGCCTCATTCCGTTCTGCCAACCTCGTGGACCAGACCAAGGTCACCGAGGGCAACATGAACTTCGAGACGATCTTTGCAGGTAAGTTCCGCTTGATTCCCACGCGTGCATCGCAGGGTCTTCTGAGCACAGAACTCACGATCCTGGGCGATGGCGGTGGTATTGCACTGACCGGCACGAAGACGACTTTCATCGTGCTTCCAGGTGCAATTGCACGTAGGCCACTCGCCGTTCCTAATGACGTCGAAATTGATCGCGTGGCAGCTGCATACAAAGGTGGCGGTAAGACCTCGATCTGGTACCGCTGGGGCTATGTGTACATGCCAGCGGGCTACGACTGGGTGGGTCCGGAAGATGCATTCCCGTCGGATGACAACTATATGAGTGTCATGGAAGGCACTGACATAGTGCGTCTGGCAGATGTCACTGCCACGACAGGTGTGGACGCCTCTACTGGCGTATGGAACAGGAAGTTCAACTCCGCTGTTCAGCTGGGTATCTTGCCGGTCTTCCACGGGTAAGCTCTAGTGTCTCTAAAGAAGGGTATCAACTCGTACGCTACTGTCGCAGAAGCCGACGCCTACTTTGAGGACAGGCTGGATGCGGCCGCTTGGTCATTGGCCAGCGAGGAGCAACGCGAGATGGCACTCGTCACAGCCACCACAATCATCGACACCATGCGGTGGCTCGGCTATGTCAAGGACAGTGAGCAACGATTGGCATTTCCGCGCGTTGTTAAATACTTCGATGACAAGCTGGGTATGGAAGTCCAGTTGGATTCGATGGAAGTACCTGAAAGGATCCTCGTAGGATTGTTTGAGCAGGCTTATCACCTGTTGAATACAGAGGGGATTCTGGATGAAGTAGGCTCACTGGACAGTCTTGGTGTCGGCACCATTAGTATCGACATAAAGCGAGAGGCGGCTCTTATACCGCCAATTGTCAGAAAGGTTGTGAAACCATTGCTTAGGACAGCAGGCGTGTTGACTTGGTGGAGAGCCAATTAGTGGCCATTAAGTTGCTGCTATCTAGAGGTGTCAGGATGGCATTTCGGATGCTGCAAGATAAATCAGAAAATATAACCCTTAGAAGGAAGCCGGAAAGCGGCTATGACTTCAGCGACAGCTCAGTGAATTACTCAGGTGAATCTGAGATCACTGTTGAGGCGATTTTCACGAATGAAGAACGCAAAAGCGGTGCAATCAGACGTACCGTTATGTTGATGCGTTCTGAAGTAGATGAAATACGAGCCTATGATGAGTTGGTTATTGAGGGTGTTGTTTGGAATCTTGGTCCCGTGATAAGTGATGATGGTTTTATCGTTGTTGTGGATGCATACAGAGAGAATGATGGGTAAATACACCAATCTGGAATCCAATGTGCACTCTATTTTTGCCAGTGTTTCCTGGAAAGCTCAGGGTGTAATAACTGTGCCGGCCAATTATGCTGGCAATGTGGAGTCCGATGAATACATCAGAATTTCAATAGTGTCGAGCGGATTGGGGTACAATCTCCATTCCGTCTCTGGTATGTTAATGATAGACATATTTACCAGAGCAGGCGAAGGACCCAGGAGGTCGTCAGTCATTGCTGACTTGTTGGATTCATACCTAGTCGGTAGGACAATTAGTCCGACATCGGGTGTCTCTGTGCAAATGATGGGCAGCTCCGTTTCACAATCGGGGCCAGATAAAGATAATCCTGCTCTAAATAGAGCAATCTATGCCATTCCTTTCAACTACTCTGAGGTTTTATAATGTCTCACATCAATTCCATCGGTGCTGGCCTATTCTCCGACCTCTCGGTCGCGATGCCTTCGACTCCACCGGTTTTTCTTGATCTAAACACTGCAGCTGAATTCCAAGCGCTGTTTGCTACGGAAATCAATTCTGTTGCAGGTACAAAGGCCGCCGGTACATTCGTGCGTGTGAAGAACGCACGAGAGTTTCCGTCGATGGGTACTCCACCCAACATTGTGAATGTGCCGGTATATGGTTCGAAGACGTCCCGTCAGATTCAAGGACAATCCGACGCACCGACGATCGAAATCACACTCAACCTGGTATCCACTGACTGGGCGCGTGATGCAGGTGTGCTTCTCGGTAATGCAGTGGGTGATGGTAATCAGTACGTGTTCCGTTTCACACTGATGAATTCCGAGCCGACCGGCACAGATGCAACTAAGTATGCATCGATCGATGCTGGTGGTGTCGGCACGGTGGGTAACAGCCAGTGGTTCTGGATCGGTAAAATCGAGGCTTTCCTCGTCAATCCGCAGCTCACGGATGCCAATACTGCCACGCTCACGATCAGCATTCAGTCGGAATTCTACGGCGCCTTTACCAACGACGCTGTCTAATAAGGGGATCTAAGAGCTATGGGACAGAATGCACTGCGCGAAATGAAGCAGCCGTTCAGCATGGGTTATGTGCTGAGAGCGACCGCTAAGCACATGCGAAAGAGCATCGATATCAGTATTCGTAAGACTTTCGAACGTCTACCTGAGTTCGTGGAGAACGAGGAGAAGTCGAAGGAAGTGTTCAGTACTCTTGCTTATCTTCATAAGATGAGGAAGGACCTGGACGATTTCCAAGCATTACATGCAGATCAATTCAGGAAGTAGTATGAACGATATCAAGACCATAAAGGTGAGCAAAATGTCAGAAGGTATGAAGAGTTTAATTGGTAGGAAGCAGAGCAAGAACTTCAAGTTCATGGGAGAGGATGTTAAGATCCATAAGTTGACAGTCGGCCAGGTAATGGAAATTCAGGAGCAAGCAAAAGGTATCGAAGGGGACGAGACGAAGGGTTTTGATACAATCAAATCCGTCATTCGTTATGCTGTAGAGGGTGCTGAGGATCTATCTGATGAAGACTTTGACTCGCTCCCCCTCGATGACCTAAATACGCTATCTGAAGCTATTTTGAAGTTCTCAGGGATGGATGTTAGAAAGGCCATGGAGGGAAAAGCCTAATCCTGGGACCGACGCAGCTGCCCATTTTTGAACTTGCATTTCATCTACATACTCCTGTATATAGACTCTTGGAGGAAATGCCATACGAGGAATTCCTCGGATGGGAGTCTTATTTCAACATGAGACCAGTGGGATGGCGAGACGATTCCAGGACGTATAAATTGATGCGTGCATGGGGAATAAAAGAGAGACCAGAATCGACATTTGATTCTCTCGCGCGCATAAATAGGGCAGCTGTTCCTTCTGTATCGGAAGATGGCAAAATCAGTGAGGAAGCGTTAAGGAAGTCATCATTCTTCGGCAAAATATTAACAGCCAAGGGAGGAGACAAATTGGACTTATGATCAAAGTAAGTGGAGTAAGTAAAGTTTTATCCGAGATATCGACAGCAAGAAAATCGATGAACGGTTCTGAAAAGCGTCGCATATTGGAACACACCGTTAAAGCTCTTGCTGCAACTACGCCTGTGGATACAGGAAGAGCAAGGGATGGTTGGAACGTGACAAATCGTGGCATAGAAAATCCTGTTCCTTATGTCAGCGAATTGAATGAAGGATCGTCACAACAGGCACCTGCATATTTTATAGAGAAGGCTGTACTGGCAACACCCGGTATATTGCCGAATGGAATTATTGTCACGAAGTTAGAGAGTGAACCCGGGGACTAAGTCCCCGTTTTTTTGGAGGAACATATAAGTGGCCGGTATTTTAATTAGCGCTGAAGCCAGAACCGCAGCGGCGGAACGAAACCTGGACAGCCTCGGCCGCTCTGTGAAGAACATAGAGGACCGTACTGAGAAAGCTTCACGTGCCATAGGTACGATGCTTAAGATTGTGGGTGCATTAGCCACGGTCAGTATAGGTTTGAATTATCTAAAGAATATTTCTTCTGAATATAAGACACTTGAGAATAGAGTTGCACTGGTAGTTGGTCGTGGCAAGGAACTAAATAGGACCGCCACACAGTTGCTTGATATAGCCTTCCGGACTAGGACGACATACGATCAAACCGTGAAGGTGTTTTCTGCATTTGGACGTTCACTACGTGATCAACACGTATCTATGGTGCGTGTTGCGAGAGCCACTGAGGCAGTACAGCGGGCCATAGCGATCTCTGGTGGTTCTATTGAGACAGCTAATGCTGGTATTATACAGTTGGCGCAGGGTCTGGCTTCTGGTCAGTTACGTGGTGAAGAGTTTAGATCTGTCTTGGAAAATATTCCACGAGTAGCCGAGGCAATTGCAGACCATCTTGGTGTCAGTCGTGGTGCACTCTTTCAGATGGCCGCTGCAGGTGAACTGGTCAGCAAGAGTGTCTTTGAGGCAATTTTAGGTCAGGCTGAAAGAATCAATGCGGAATTCCAACAGATGGAACCGACATTGCAAGTTACCAGTCAGTTGTTCCGCACCTCGATACGCACTTATGTAGCTGAGTTTGGTCGTGGCTTAGGGATAGCTGAATCTGCTGCACAGCAGATGAAATCCTTCGCCGAATCCATCAGGACTGCAACTGAGGACGCATTCGATTTGGGCAATCGCTTAGCGGTGACATTCCACAGATTGCGTGCCGATAGTGAAAGGGCAATGCGACCCTTCCTGGTAACTCTACGCACTGCTGGTATTTTGTCTTCTAAATTACTGGCAGAGCTCTTGTTCCCAAAGGTTGGTTTTGATCCATTTGGAATATCGTCCTCATTGAAGGCGATGAATGCATTGGAAAGCCGCATAGAGCGAGCATTCCGTAAATTGCGCTCTGCAGGTTCATCCTATTGGGAAGGCGTGGGCTTCACTGAAGCGCTCAAAGAAATGATCAGCGCTGCTTCAACGGTCGTTAAAGAAGTTACTAGAGCAGTGCATGCTGGGGAACCATTATTAGATATCTTAAAACAGATTGCTCATGGAGCTACCGACAGCGCCAGGCGTATAACTACTGTGGCAGAACTTACAGGAGATGCTTTCTCAGATGCCTTTAAGAAGATAGTTGAAGGTGCTTCTCGTATGTGGCGTCCGTTGATACGCACTCTTAGAAATTTCCTCGAGGCTGTGTATGAGACTAAGTGGCTGCCGGATGAGATACAATTTGGTGCTGTTTTTACCCTGGCATTGACTCGCGCAGATCCCAAGGGATTACAACGTGATGTAAGGGAAGCCGTGCAGGATATACAGTCCTGGCTCGGTCGTATACCACGCATAATGAATGATGCTGTTAAATCCATCAGTGCGGGTTTTAGAGAGGCTTTAATAGAAGTACTCCTATTCATTGCTGAGATTGAGTTACTGCCAAATAAGCTTCGCTTGTTGTCCTTGCGTTTGGCCATTGATGTAGATGCTGGAATTCTCTTGCGAGATCTGGATTATATGCTTAGTGGTGTGTTGACGGCCACTAGGGTGATATTTCGTAAGGTAGTACAGACAGCAGCTTCTTTGTTGGAGCTTGCATTCCTTACTGTAAAACGATTTGCATCGCGTGTTATTGAATCCTTCAAAGAAATCTATGATAAAGTAATAGGTAGATCTTACTGGACAGATACTGTGGAGGGAGTCGCGGAAAGCGCATCCTCTCTATGGCCCAGAAGTCAACGAGGTGTGGAACGTTTTGCTAAGAACACGCTAAAGACGTTCTCCAAATTGTTTGATGCCACTCGTGATTTTGAAATGCCTGCTTTGGATGTGCCCTACTTCAAGAGTGATAGTCTAGTTAAATCCGCAGCTCATTTTGGTGATTCTTTGTGGAAGGAATTCAAGCGAGTAGCTGGCGCATTTCCAGACATGATACAAGCAGCATTGTCCGGCCTAGGTTTCACATTAGTTGCGTTGTTATTCCCGACAAGTCGTCTTAAGTTCTATCTTTTGGGTTCTCTCTTTGCAGCATTTGCCACTGCAAGCGCTGTTATGGCTGAAGAATTGGGTGATTCACTGTCTGGAGAAGGTGTTGCCACAAAGATTGGTGGAATGTTCGGTACAGCAGTGGGTTATTTTATACGGCATTTTGTTGAATCTTTGCCGCAGATAGTAAGTGCAATACTTGGCTTGGGTTCTGCATTCGTTAGAGGCGTATTGGAAGGCTTACCATTGGGTGTTGGTTTCATAGCGAAGGAATTGTTCGGTGCCATTTCAATAATCGGAGGGCAAGGCATTGCCGGCATACTAACCGCTGTTGCTGCACTCAGGCTTATCCCGAAACTTCTAATCCTAATTGGTGTAGAAGCAAAGAGAGTGGAGAAGATCTTCACCATATTTGGATTGCCGTTGTTTAATATAAGTAAGGCCGGTGGAATAACATCCAAGATTGGAATGTTGGGTGCATGGCTACTTGGTAGTGACAAGGGTCTACATGTTTTGGGTGTAGCTGGTCTTGTGTTGGGTATGCTTGGCACCTTTAATTCAATGGCTGAAGGTTCTCCATTGGCATTTTATGCATTACATGGTGGTTTTCTCCTGGCTGCTTTGTTTGGAAAGAAGGGCCTTTCAGCATTAATGGGGATGCCTGTAGTTAAGGATATCCTTGACAGAGTTGGAAAAATGTATCAGTCCTTGCTGAATATTGTGAGGCGCGGTACATTAATGCTGACTGGTGCAGGCAAGATGAGCCTTTATCAGCTCTTCTTTGGATCTCAAGGTAACTGGCAAGCCAGATTTGTGACGCTAATTACTGAAGTTTGGTCATGGTCGCGTAGATTCACAGCTAAGATAATTGCTTCTGCAGTAGAGCCAGCCGGTAACTTCTTGAAGGTACTATTGCTTGGTTCAAACCCATCTAAGCAAGCGTTGGCAATACGTGCTGTGATGCAAAAGCACATTCGTACAATAAATGACGCTGCAATAAAGATGATAGCCAGCGCCAGATTGGCTCTTATAGGCGCACAAAAGGCCACAGTGGGGCAAGGGATAGGCGCTACAGGCATATATGATTCTATTTTCCCGCAACCGCAAAAGGTACCTAAACCAGTATTCACTAAGGTTGCTAAGCCGAAAATAACTACACCATTTGAGCCACAACCTCTCGGTTTGGATTTGCGGTTGCAACGGTTTAATCGCACCAATAGATTCCGAATGGATCCCACCATTGGAAAATTCGTCAAGGTGCCAAAGGCAGATTTAACTGCTACGCAAAAGGCCATAGAAGGTACTATGAGGCAGAGTGCTAAGGCTGCTGAATCTATAGGCGGGTCACAAGGCAT